TTGTTACTAATAAGCAATGTGAATAAAAAAATAACGACATATTTCATTGTATCCCCCCTTCTAAAGTTCCATAACGGTTAAGATTCTATACCCATTTGTTGTACCTTTTTGATATCCAGTACCGGTATTAACTTTCCATTTAATTTTTATAGTATGAGAACCGGCACTAAGAGTTGTGTCTAAATAATGAATAGCAAGAGGGATATTTGATGTTTGTGGAGAAGAGCTATCATGCTCATACCGCATTGATGAATTTTTACCCGATCCATCAATTTCTATTTGAGCCCACTGTTTCACACTAGAATTCTCTAAAGGTGCTTCAAACAGTACCAAAACAGGACGTCCACTACTTACAAATTTTATCTCCATATCTGTCATGTCTTCATAGGTTGTACTAGTTGTAGTAATATCTGTTGTTCCTACAACTTGCATAACATTTCCTACATCTCCACCCTTTATGTTCCCCACATTTACAATATTTGACGAACTATCATTATAAAAATATCCTATCTTTCTGTATTGAGTCGCTCCATCAGGAGATGTTGCAGATGTGGAAATTTTAAATGTGCAAGTAGTAACGTCAGTATCACCTAAAGCGTAAACATAATATTGTGTGCTACTCGCTTCCGCACCTGTATCAATATCAGCCCATGTTACAGTAGTCGTTGATGTGTTTCGTCTCCATTTCACAATCGAACCTGCACTGTTTGGAATAGCAATTTCACCAGTTAATACTTTAATTTGTGCTGACGTATCAGGAATAACTGTTAAATTCTCACGATAGTTGTATAAAATCCGGTCAGTTGCTCCATTATTTGTTTGCAGTAATGTATCAACAGTGCTTATATTTGCAGAACCTTGGGGAGCAGTTTTAGTCCACTGGTCTGCCGAATACACATTTCCACATGACATAATAAATATTAAAAATAAAAACAATAATTTTTTCATCTTTCGTCCTCCTATTTAATTATAATTATAACTAATAACAATTTCACCATTTACACCTAATCTATTTTTAACTATTCCTTTTGTTCCTCCATCGTATACACACAAGTCTGTGTCCAAGTCCGTGTCCGCAGTATTTGTTGTCCCAACAACCTTTGTACACGTTCCATCACTTTCAACAACCCATGTTCCACATTCTGCATTACAAGTTACAGTTACAAACCCATGAGTTGCATCAGGAAGACTTACCGTTGCATCATCTGCAATAAGATCAGATTGATACGAAAATATCTTGCCAAGGGAATTAAGATCATTCCGCAATTTTCTAAGTTCGTTGTTGAGTATCACAACGCTATCTTTTTCAAAATTCGGAATTTCATCACGTTGTGATCTCGCAGAAGCAAATGGACAAATCATCATACACAAAACAGAAAAAATCAATATTCGTTTTATCATTATACATTGTCCTCCATCGCCTTATACATGATTTCAATTCTATTGAGTTGCCACTCTGTAACACCTTCTTCGGAAACTGTAATCTTCCAAAATCTCCCAATAGGGCTAGGAGTAGAAGAAGAATTTATTTCAGGTAAATAGGTATAATATTTATTATCATCGCTTCCTTTATAGTCATCAGTCAAATCAGTGTTAGGGTCGACAGAAAGATCAATAGTAAAACTGTAATCAATATCACCCTCATTATTTTTATAAGAAATAACTAAATCACCAGACGTTCCTTCATAAAAAATTTTAATCTTCTGTATTATCTTGGGATAATTATCAACACCAAAATTAGACCACCCAGAGACCCATTTACTTAGATAATCATCCTCCTGTGTCGTTCCTGAGACACTATAAACAAGTTTGAATAGATAGCCATCACTTACAAATAAAGTCGGCGTATAAAGGATATTTGAAGTCGTTATATCAATCTTTATCTGAACAAAACTATTTGCAGTAATTCCCGATATATCAGAACCAGAAGGATCGGAAAAAGCACTTGACCAAGCTGCTGCACTACACGCAGCCGATGTTGCCCCAGTTCTCATTTTAAAGGTAACATTACCAGTAGTTCCTAGATCTTCATTCCAATATAATTTATCAAATGCAGCAACATTAATCTCATATACTGGGCTTGTCCAACTTCCGTCAGTATCAGGACGATCGATTATTGCAGTAGGGTATCCCGCATCAATTGTTCCCACAGCTTCATCAATAGTAATATCCCAGGCAAGTTCCATAGTCGGGCTATTCTCATCTCCGTACACTCTTGCGTCATCAAAAGTGCCTGAATTAAAATCACTCTTAGTTTTTTGAATAAGATTCGTCACTTCTCCTTCGTGATTCCATATTTTCCCACCTGTTGTTGAGTCAGCAGAATAAAGAGTTCCATAATCTGAACCTGAATTAAAAGAGGTAAAAACATTTATATTTCTATAGTCTATGGTATAAGCATCCCTTGTAATATCATAAATTAGAATCCTATTGTTTGTTGTCGCTCCTGATTCCTTTGACGTATAAGCAAGCATGTATTCAGTTCCATGAAAATGCCCGTATGCTCTATCAATATTTGTAGGAGAAATGTCTTCTATTTCAGGAGTTACCGCATCAGAGATTAATTCAGAACCTCCACCATTGAATCGATACAATCCTGATCTTGCAAGATAGACAATTCCAAGAGGAGTGTTTGCAGCAGAATATGAAGCATAGCAACCAGTGTGAGTAATTGGGGCACTTGTATACCAGTCGTCCTCACTTCCTTCGGTGTAATATTTCTGTATACTATTTGTTTTTGCAACGGTAAGAATCCCGAGTTGTTCTTTTATAAATGTTATTTTATCCCCGTCATTTTCTTGGATAACTTCAACATCATTTGGATCGAAATAATCAGGGTTATATTCATCTGAAAAATACATATTTGATAAATCTGTTTTATCACCAGCAACAAATAATCGTTCCTTGTGGATAACACAAAGAGTTCCTTTTGGCGGGCTAATATCACTGCCTGCACTTGATGTCGCCCAAGTAGGGGCTGAATCGTCATCGGCATCATCATCACTTGTTGTATCGTTATAAACTGCTGTAGAATTATCTGCCAGAGTTCCAACCAAATAATAGGTAGTATTAGCAAGGCATGCAACTTTTGTAGCATTACCAACAGTTCTATATATATATCTATGCGTTGTCCCTGCTTCTCCAACAGGGATATCAATTAATCTAATGTTTTTAACTGCTGCACCCGTAAGAATAGCATTTGATTTTTTTGTGCTATAACAATAATTCGTACCATCATAATAAGCAATTTTATACTGATACCATGAACTTGCATCAAGATCAGCCCCAGTGTTTAATTCTGCGAATGGAGCCCCTAAATCAGCACATAAATTGCTTGCAGTTCTCGAACCGTCAGTATTAGCAGTTGTTTGCGTATACCCATCATATTTGAGAATATTGTCATAACCATTAGTCCATATATCGATATCATGGTAAGTCACAGATTGCCATGTTTTGGAATCTGTAAGCCCTTCGTGTATAACAGTAAGCGCGCCAGTCGTGTCATTCCCCACATATAAAAAAGTAGATCCACCAACAATAAGTTTAGTTGTCCCGCTCGCTTTGTAGTATCTGTGCATCCCATGAAGAGCATGTGCCCCCACGTCTCCATATTCGAGTATTATTGCTCTTTTTGCTAATGCCCCATACCTAGAGTTGAATCTTACGTTTTGTGCTTCTGAGCATTGACTAGGTTGCATAGAATAGGGTGTCACATGACTGTTCAATCCCTTTTCAAACGAATTGATATTAAAGTATCGGTCATTTTGTGCAAAAGAGATTGAACAAGTTGCTAATAATAAAAAAACAATAGAAAACGCAAGCGTAAGTTTTGCAAATATATTTTTAATCATTATTTACACGTTCCTTTTTTGCCCCCTGTTTTTCTTCCAGTTCCTTTTCCTCCTGCTCTCCCTTGTCCACTACCTCTACCATCTCGTGGTCCTTTGCTTCCGCTTCTTGGTCCAGTCTTATCTTTTTTAGGCATTTCTTACACCCTTTCTGTTATCTTCCGATTCTCATTCCTCTCAAGCGTGTTTCTTTTGATGCAGAGATATCAGGTCGTTCTTTTATTAATTTAATTACTTCTACAAGACTTCTCTTGTATTGATTTTCTGCCCTATTATATTCATCATCTTTTGTGAGCATTGGTAATGTTTTCCATCTGAAATAATTAAGAATACAATCTTCAAGGATTTCCAAAGAAGAAATCTCTGTTGCTCCTTCAAATGCGTATTGCTCATCAGTACTTGGTTTTGTAGGTTTTGCAAAATAATAAATCTTTGCTCCATCTGATTCTGTAGTGTCTGGTTTTGGATATATCCCTAAAACATTTTGTTCTTGATAATAATAACGTGGTGTCCCAGAGTCTAAAGTTCGCCAATTTGTAATATTATCATCAAGCCATTTTCTTGTTTTTGGTTCAAGTTGCCTGTAGTCAGTTCCGTTATACCACCATAATCCTGGCTTATCCATTAAAAGAAAGTCGCTTACATGTTGAGAAATTGTATACTCGCTAGTTTCCGCAACAAGATTAAATGTTTTATTTTTTGATAAACATTTTGTCCGTCTTGCAACTTCAACTACTCCTTTGTATAGTACTCTTTCAACAATAGTGTTACTTACTGCTGAATTTTTTGCGTATGGAGTTCCTGCTCTTGCAAATTCTTTTAAATCTCCCCAGTTCATAATTTCCTCCAAACTGTCTAGTTTATACTTATAATAAAACTTCCAATATTTCTTTCTGTCTGTTC